AGGTAGAGATAAAACCGGTGATATCGTTGACTCCACTATTGACACCTTGAGTGACCTACGAGCCCCAATAAGTCTTAAATCTATTATAGAGACAATAATAAAAAATATCGGGGGGACTTCTTTAGTTATAGATAATGCTAACCCTGCGTTATTTAATGAAGCACAAGACATAGCTGCGCCAGAACCCGGGAGTAATACTTTTGAATTTATGGAAAAACTGGCACGTCATAGACAGGTTTTGCTTACTTCGGATGATAACGGCAATGTGGTTATAGAAAAAACTCCCGGCCCTAGTTCATTGGGCGCATTACAAAATATATTAGGGGCCGCAAATAATAATATATTATCGGCCGACTTTTCGTATGACATGACCGGGCGTTTTAATGTTTATAAATTTGTTTCATCATTAAACCCCATTGCGCTAAATAAGACTAGTAACACACAGATATCAACTATAGTTAGCCAAAAAGGGGCGGTTATAGACACCGGTATTAGAGTGGGGAGACAGCTTGTATTAATAGCTGAATCGTCATTTTCTGATAATTCCAATAATGATCGGGCATTATGGGAGGCTAACGTTAGAAAAGCCAGGGGCCGTGCTTACTCATGCACTGTGCAAGGTTATCGGCCGGAGCCTGATATTAACATATGGCGCCCTAATCGTTTAGTAAATATCGTTGATGAATTTGCAGATATCAACGCTGAAATGCTTATAAACTCGGTAAATTTTACCTTAAGCCCAACTACTGGGCGGTTAACAACCCTTACACTAATTGAAAAAAACGCCTATACTTTGACGTTAAATGAACCAAAGTCTCAAAAATTAGGAGATAGCCTTGCTCAAAAAATTGCTACGTTGGGCTAGGGTTACAATGGCAGGTACTGATAGCCAGCAATTCCCAGTGCAACAGATAGCATACATGGATAAAACAGCCGACTCCTATGTATTATTCCCTTTTGGTATGCATGCCAATGTGGATGCGGATGCGTTAGCCCTGTTATTTGCTGTTAATGGGGATGATAGCAACAAAGCGATACTGCCCCTTGACCCAGATAATCGCCCCAAGCCATTGGCAGCGGGGGAAGTAGCGTTTTATCATCCTGCCACAGGTTCCATAATTCATTTTCGGGCCAGCGGCGACATGGATATAGACGTAATAAAAAAAGCCCAAGGTAGTATCAATATAACCGCTGTTAAGGTAAATATTGTGGCCAGTGATTTCGTTAATATAACTACGCCTAAAACCAACATAATAGGGGACTTAGATGTGTCAGGAGATACAACATTGGGCGCTATTGTAACCAGTAACGGCAAAGACATAAGTAATTCACACACACATATAGGCAGCCCCACAGCTCCCACCGGTGGTGTATCAAGTACAGGGGCGCCAAACTAATATGGCCACCAAACTAGACGCTGTATTGGATGCTAATTTCGATATGCAGATAGGTCCCGATGGGGATATATTAACCGAGGATTTTTTTGATACTGCTTTGCTTATGTCAATATTTTGTGAACGTAGGGCGCCCGCTTCTGACGTTCCCGAATCCCATCGTCGCCGTGGATGGATAGGTAATGAATTCACCCCTGATTTTGAAATCGGCTCATTATTGTGGTTATACGAGCAAAGCCGGGCCACTTTAACAATATTACGAGGTATAGAAACGGTTATACTAAATGGGCTACAATGGCTTATAGATGATGGATTTGCTATCAATATAACTGCCATAGCGGCGCTATCTAACGGCTCTATAACTTTAGTCGTCCAAATGAATTATGGGATAATACCGGGCCACGATAAATGAGTTTAAATATACCTGATTCGGCAACGGAGATTATACAGCGGTCAAAAACAGACGTACAACGTGAATTACCAACAAGCAATCCATTTTTAAAAAATAGCTGGCTTGGCGCCCTTATTAACATGGCAGGTAACCGACAATTCGATTTTTATCTACAATTGTTAGAAGTACAAAAACAAGGACGTCCCGATACTGCGACCGATACGGATCTTGAAGAGTGGGCCGCCATATGGGGCATACTGCGGATTGCAGCAACGGCGGCCAGTGGTAGCATAATAGCCGGGGGGGCTCCTACTACCAGTATCCCTATAAACACAATATATAAAACTAGTGACGGTAAAACCTATACATCTACGACCACTGTGGTTATTGCTGCAAATTCTATAAGTGTAGTCTCTATTACTCGATCGGGCACCACTGCTACCGCTACAACTACCAGCAATCATAATTTAGCGGATAATATATCGGTTACTATTTCCGGTGCGGTTGAAACCGATTACAATGTAACCGATGCGGTTATAACTGTAACCGGGTTAAAAACTTTTACTTATCAAGTGGCCAACGCGCCAACCACCCCTGCTACGGGCGCTATACTCGCCGGATTTAATTCTATCCCGGTACCGGTTATAAGTGATGATTTTGGTGCTGATACTAATCAATTAGCCGGGACGCTTCTTACTTTACAAAGCCCTATAGTTGGCGCGGATGATGATGCAGGGGCCGACTTTGGGGAACTTGGGGGTGGTACCGATCAAGAAACCGACGCGGCATTTAAGTTAAGGTTGTTGGATAGAATTCAAAACCCCATAGCACATTTTAACGTTGCAGAAATAACGGCCATAGCTAAAGAAATAGCGGGGGTTACTCGTGTGTTTATTCAGGAAATAACCCCCGCGGTGGGTCAAGTAACTATTCATTTCATGCGTGATAATGACGCAGACCCCATACCTAGCGCGGGGGAAGTAACTACAGTTAAAAATAAAATATTAACTATCAAGCCTGCCAATACCGCCGATGTTGATGTAATCGTACTTGCTCCGGTTGCAGTACCAACTGCTTTTACCTTTAGTAGTCTAACCCCTAATACTGCTACGATGCAAACAGCAGTTACAGCAAATTTAAAACAATTTTTTGCGGAACGTACATCGGTGGGGGTTAACATAGATCAAGATGCGTATCGGGCGGCTATATTCAATACGATAGATACTGTTACCGGTGATGAGGTTACAGATTTTACTTTAAGCGCACCCGTCGCAGATATAACCATAGCAGCCGGAGAGATTGGAACACTCGGCACAGTGACTTACCCATGAGTCATTTAAACAGAACAAAGGAGGAACAAGCCACAAGCTTAGCTAATTATTTGCCGGGTGGTCGTGCGTTCCAACAAAAAATAATAGCCGGTAGTAATTTACGTAAATTCTTATTGGGGTTAGCATCCGAATTATTTTTAGAGGAGGGGTACTTAAGAACGTATGAGGAAGAAACGAAACCTGATAACACAGTATTATTGTTGGATGAATGGGAAAATGCCGTGGGTATCCCCGATGATTGTTTTCCAGGTACCGGTACATTGGCAGAAAGACGAACGCATGTATTAGTTAAGTTAGCATCTTTGGGTGTACAAACTGAACAGGATTTTATAGACTTAGCTACTTTATTTGGGTTAACTGTTACAATAACACCAACCATTGAAACGGTTATTTTTCCTTATACGTTTCCAATGCAGTTTATACCGGCGAGTCAAGCTAGATTTACAATTACAATAACTTTTGCTGTAGTTGTATTTAACGCATTCCCTTTAACTTTTCCTATACAGTTTGGGGATCCGCAACATGCTATATTAACGTGCTTATATAAAAAATTAAAACCGGCGAACGTTGATTTAATATTTATAGAGGTTTGAGAAGGGGAGTGAAGTGGAAGACTTAAATGACAAAGTAACAGGGGGGAACCTTTTAGCCGCCGAATGGAACCAAGTTCCAAGTGAATTACAAAATATAATAGTAGGTACTGGACAAACATTATCGGCGGGTAATTTAAATCAACTCGGCATAGGTGTGGCTCATTACGTCGCTAATGGAAATTTTTATACTGCTGGTGGGGCGGTTAATGTTTATACTGCTACAAAAATAGGAGCTAAACAAACCGTTTTATCATATATCGATGGTCACCGCGTAAGTTATCGTGTAAATATTACTAATACCGCGGCGTCTACCATTAACGTTGATGGAATAGGTGCGAAAAATATATTTAATGGTGGCGCGGCATTAAGTGGCGGTGAGTTAACAGCCGGGGGCATAGTTACAATGTACTATAGCGCTGCTAACGATCGTTTCGATTTAATACCTAATCTTACCGGTAGTTCTATAATAGGGGACCATTTTATAGCAACAAGTGCCCCTGCCGATTATCAATCTGTTAACGGTATGGTTTTAGAATATGATACCGGCAGTAATGAGGGTATGCTTACGCCTTCCAGAGTGGGCGCCAATAACGCACGATTGGAGTTACGGTCCTTACTTGCCGGTGTACCTGTTAACAATCAATTGGTGCTAGATACCAATGGTCGAATAGGTTTTAATAATAACGCTCCATTTGTTCATTACCATTTTTCAGTAGCTGGGGCCGAACCTACTTTAAGATTATCTTCACTATCAGCAGGTAATGATGCTGCTGTAAATAGTTTAATAGAATGGTATAGAGGGGCCAATACATCAAGGGTAGGTTTTATAGGATATAATGCCCCTGGGGATACACACATAACTATATCAAATGTTGCCACAAGTGGGGATACGGAATTCGAAACCGAGGCGGCATTACGTGGCAGAATAGATAACGATGGTGGCCTAGTTTGGGGAACTCCAGGTGCCGGTAGTTTAGGGGCGGGCACACTTAACGTTCAAAGTCAGATTGGTATTGATGTGAGCGTAGATAGTGGTATAGCATTTCATATAGAGGGTTCCGCTACTGAAAAAATAAGATTACAAAGCGATAGTGCTACCGGTGGAATTTTAATATCGCTTTACCAAACTACAACACGTAGGGCATTTATAGATTTTTCCGATACTAATAATGCCTTAAGTTTAACGTCAGAATACGGCCG